GTCACCCGAGTTCACGGGTGCTCCCTGGTACCCAAGATCCAGGCCAGAGTAGTCGGGGGCGGGGGGAGCGGTGGGAGTTCCAAAGATGTCACCCTCCCCGACGGTGAACGGTGCTACGCCACCCATCGGGTTGGGGACCGGGGGAGGAACATTCCCGAAGATATTCCCAGAATTAACCGGCTTCATCCTTCCGGCCAGGGGGTCGGGGATGAATCCACTATCCGGACCGTACCTCTCGGGGTCGCTCCTCTGCAATCCAAGCAACCATTGATTCTGCGCCTCGACGCCCTGCGCCATTGTCGGACCGTACCTCGTAGGATCCATCGCCTGCGGCCCACCGCGAGCGATGTAGTCCGCGCCCGGGGCGGGTGTCGCTGGCTGGGTCACTGCGGGAGTTGTTACTGCGGGAGAATTCCGCGGCAACGACGTAAGGAAGTCATCCGGATCCCAAACATAGGGACGATACTCGGGATGGCCTGGCTGGAATATAGGGGCATCCGGGTTAGGAGCGGGGCGGGGGTGTGGATCTACCGCGAGAGGATCCCACCCGGGGGGCAGCCCCATCATGTCCGAACCCGAGAGTAGTGGATCGGTGCCCATGTTGGCGAAAGGATCACTGGGGGCAGTATTCTGCTGTGGCCCCGAGACCAGGTTACTATCTCCCGTGCCCCCACCGGGGGAGGAGACCAGGCCCGTGTTGACTCCGGTCGGAGCCGTCCAACCGGACTGCACAACCGATGGCTGGTTCCCACCCAAGATCGAGTCAATATAGCTCTGGGTCTCAGAACCGTAGTTCTCACTCAGGTAGTCGTAGATAGATCTAGTCTGCGCATTACCCATGGACCTCAACTGATCCATGCTGAAACCGCCCGACTGTTGGGATCCCTGATAATACGGTTGGGTCTGGCCATATCCACCACCCTGGTATCCATAGCCGGGGGGAGGTCCGTAGCCGCCCCCGTAGCCCTGCGGAGGTCCGTAGCCGCCCCCGTAGCCCGGGGGAGGTCCATAACCGCCTCCGTAGCCGCCTCTGCCTCCGCCGCCGTAGCCTCCGCCGCCGATGTTGATGTTAAGACCGCCGCCATAGCCTCCGCCATACCCGCCACCGTAACCACCACCATAGCCGCCATAAGCCTGGGGATATCCACCAAAAGACTGCATCTGCTGTTGGCTATACGGGTTATACTGAGTGTACGGGTTGTACTGAGCACCTGGGTTATACGTCCCCTGGCTTTTCCCAGCAGCATTCGAGGCCCCGTACCCCTGAAGCATTCTAAGGAAATCATTTTTATTGATCTGGTTCCTGTTGGCGTTAGCAGTCCTGGGTGACTTCGCAAGCTCGCCCGACCAAAACTTGGCCGCCTCCTTGGTCTTCTCTTTTACATTTTCCGAAATACCCGCATAGTTCTGCCAGGTGTTCGCCGGTGCCCAGTTTTTGGGATCGCTGCGCACTTCGTCCCAGCTCTTCCCGCCCTTCGTATAGGTCCCGGGGCTACCGAATACTGTCCCCTCACCAATGCCAGTGCTGCTGCTTCCTTGACCCATACCTTCACCCTACAACATTAAAATAATGTTCTTCCATAAGAGTCGCGGACTAATCCGCCACGATTGTAGTTACCGCCATAGATACTGGTGGCTCGCTTCCTGGCACTGTCACGCTCCTTCTTCTTGCCGCCGGAGCCGTGGTGATACTTCATGTAGAGTTCTACGGAGGATTCCAGGTTTCCCCTCGAAGCACCCTTCAGTAGTCTCTCTGTCTCTTCGGGAGACTTGATCGACGAGAAGATGTTTCCCAAGAAGAGGTCCCTCTGCTGATCTTCGGTCAGACTGTCGGGATCGCCGTGCTTCTTTGCTGACGCCACCCAGTCCGGGATATCATTGCCGAGAATCTCGTAGGCAGTCGATAGTCTATTCAGGCCTGTCTGGAACGAGTTGTTGTCGCCCCTGGTCAGGAACTGAAACATCCCCCGGGCCGAAGTCTCCGGATTAACTGTACCCCCCTCACTCTCAATGAGGGCTGTATCACTTATCCACTTCCTTAACCCCGCAGACTCTTCCGGGTTGAACTTATACCGGTCAGATATCATTCCGTGAATATCTGAACCCGGGAGATCGCTTATGGCAATCTCCCTCACTAACCCGGGATTCATCATCGAGCTTCGCTCTACGGGCATTAGTAGTAGTCCACCTTCTTGGGTCTAAACTTCTCTTGTTCCTCGTCTGAGACCAGTGGGATAAATCCACCTTGCCGAAAACGTAGGAGGGCCTGGGTTGAGGAATCCACCAGGTCATCGTGTTCCCCAACGGGAAAGGAGGCGAACTCCTCAACGACTTCCTCGGCGAACCTCTTTTGTGGCTTCCAAACTGAGCCGGATGCGAACAGATCAGCGACCGCATTTACTCGGGCGATCTTGTCGTTGCCGCGAGAGGGGGTGAACTCTTGCACGGGAATACCCATTGCTCTCAGCTCAAAGATCAATGGCATCCCGGCGGCTTTTCCTTCGACTATGAACGCATCCGGCTTCCAGCGCGTCCACTGCTCCATGGCAGTTTTCTTCAACGCTGGAAACTCTAGTCTTGCTTTCAGAGCATCGATCAGGATAATGTTGGCAACTTTCTTGCCTTCATCATTATCCCTGTAGAAAACCCCCCAAGTCGTGAGCGCTGAAAAGTCAGCACGCTCCGACTTGAGAAACGCGGTGTCCCAGGATTGAATGATGAACTCGCATTTGGGGGGATCTTCCTTCTCCCAATCCTGCCACCATTCCCTCTTAACAATCGCCCCCTCTTCCGAGGTGGGGTCCTGTTGGTACTGGGCTTGCCATTTAGAAACCGGAAGCTCTGCCTTCAGCTTCTCCAGTTCCTCTATTCGCCAAAACTCTGGCCATAGAGCCTTTTCGGAGGGGAGGATCGCCGGGAGTTCAATCACCTCCCATTCGTCCATCCCGCTTCTCTCTATGGATGATTTTATAATTTGACCGGTGAGATCTCGCTTGTGCCAGCGAGTCATCACGATCACAATCGCACCGCCGGGCTGTAGCCTCTGACGCGGGCCGGATGTATACCACTCGTATACACGGTCAAATACTGCACCGTCTACACTCTGGCCCTCTTGTTCTGAGTGGGGGTCATCGATGATGAGTAGATCAGCACCCTTCCCCGTTACAGCGCCGCCCACTCCGATGGCGAAGTACTCACCCCCGGCATTCGTGTTCCATCTGCCAGCAGCCTTCGAGTCGGCCTGTAGGCCAACCCCGGGAAAGATCTCCTGGTACTCGGGACTCCCGACGAGGTTACGGACCTTACGCCCAAAACCCACTGCTAGTTCCGCAGTATGGGAAGACTGGATGACCTTCCCTTCCGGTCTACCCCCAAGGAACCATGCGGGGAGTAGATGGGACGCGAACTCGCTCTTCGTGTGGCGAGGGGGCATGTTGATGATGAGTCTCTTCAACTCACCCCGGGCCACTCTCTCGAAGGCCTTTGCCATCAGACCGTGGTGATGGCCCTCGATGAATCCGGGCCACACGTTCTTCACGAACTCGATGAAACCCTCCTGAGAAGATTCCCTCTTCTGGATCCCCTTGTAGTGGACTAATAGGTCGCGAACCCTTAGGAGAGACTCAGAGTCTAATTGCCCTAAGCGGTTCATGTACTGATCTATCGAAGTCATACGCTATTCCGGAATACAGGGCTTACCCGTTCCGGAATCCCAAGAACAATGGAATTTTTTCGGAAAGAAAAAAACTGGGTATCCCGTTCCGGAATACGGTGTTCTCCCATTCCGGAATACGTCATGCTTGATTATAACAATATGGGGGGCTTGATTGTACCGCAAGCCTAAACCTTTAGAATACTTAAATAACTTTAATCATTTTCGGGCTGGGGATGTATGTGTCCGGAATTGATGGTGTTTTCCTGATTCCCCCCGGGGTAGGATTCGTTCATGGTGTTGGAAATAATGATCGCCATCTCCAGTTCCCAGGCAAAATCATCACTCGACATGTCTATATCTATAGAGAACCGGGGATCTATCCACTCAGGAGAGTTCTCCGAGGATCTCCTCGATCTCCGCCATTGTCTCAGCATCTGTTTTAGGTAGCGTCTCACCGACCTCTATCCTTTCTGAGAACATTCCTGCTTCTAATCCAAGCAATCTCAGTGCTGCAATCCTGGCAGTGCTTGGTGTTTCCTCACCATCCACCTCTGCCCAGAGCCTCCTATGGACTGCCTGTCGTTCGGCGATCTTATTCCTGGCTCTTTCCCGGTCAGCCTTGTCTTTGGCCTTATCCAGGGCACTTGTCACCTTGGGATGTGCATGGAGCTTACTCGCTTCAATCCTGATTGCCCGGGGAGACATGTTTTCGCAGGCATAAGCCACCCTGTAAGCCTCCGAATAGCTCTTAACCTCCGGGTCTAGCAGTGCTGTGACGAATCCCTGCTGCTTCTTAGTGAGTTCGATAGCCACCCTGATCACCTCCTTCGGCAAATATACACTGGTAAGTGCGGTTGTCAAAATGTTTTGTAAATTATATATAATTTTTTATCGGGATATAGTGTCAATGTTGTGCAAAATAGGTATCGGGTGAGCTTAACCTTGTGTAGTTGAAATTAGGATTCCGCTGCACCACAGGGGGGGTGGGGGTACCAGCCGCGCCCGTTCCGGTTTCCCCCCGGGTGACCTAGTTCGACCCCTGAACTAGCGGGATTAGTTCAGAGTATGAACTACCGCTCCGGAATTCTCCCGGGGATAGGTGGCGGGAGACTGGTGCAAAAAGCCTACACCCCCATTCCCCGCGGGATCCCATCCCATGCCCTAGGGCGTTATAGGGGTG